TACCGGGCACAGAACGAAGCGGTCGATGGCGTGATGGCCGGATTTTGGGGTAAATGCTTTTGATGTCAATGAGTTACGGGCGAATGTTTGGCGTGACAAGAATTAAAACGAAACGTGCGAAAGTTTACATGGGCTTACGTTTGGTTTACGTTTGAGGGGTAGGGGAGCGGCTCTGGTTTACGCTGGGCTTACGTGGGGTTTCCTTGCGTTTACATCGCGCTTCATTAACGGCGTTGAACCGGGTGGTATAGTCGGCTCCGCGCCGGCTTATTTAATGGCTATTCCATAAATTTATATGTTGAAAAGGTTGCAAATAGCGGTTATATGTGTATATTTGCGGAAAAATTACGTACTATGCTACAGACGAAAGTGATACACGTGCATCTGATAGGTAAGCGGAAAGACCTGTATTTTGGCTCCATAGCGGCCATTTACACGGTTCTGACGGCAGAAGAGGTGGGTGCGGGCTATGATTACATGAGGCGCGCCGGATTGTCCGGCGGCGGCACCGTAGTGACTAAAAAGGCTATAATCAAGCAATCTACGCTTATAACGAGCCCTCGCGGTGGTAGCCACGGTTCTGATGATTGAATGGCGTTACAAGGCGGTTCTGACGGCGTTTTAATGCCATGGTAAGAATAGGGTAGGGTGACCTCGGCGGTTGCCCTATTTTTATGCCCAAAAGAGGGGTGTTTTGGGTTTGGTGTGACACTTGGTGTGACGGTTTGGTGTGACAGTTTGGTGTGACAACTGCAAAAGTTTGGAGTGACAAATTCGGGTTTTCGGTCGGCAAATAGCTGAGGGGGTGAAAATGCCCGTTAAAACGGAATGGATTTCAAAAAACGGCGTTTCAAGTCGAAGCAAATACCCTATGTTTTTGGAGATACAGAGGGGTAATCCGACTAAAATCAAGAGCTTCCGAGGCGATGCAGCCGAAAGAGGGGAGGGTAGGGGTTCGGAGGGGTGCCAAGGGGTGGCGTGGAGGGGTCAATTTAGATGGCATGGCAGTTGGCTTAGCTGCCAAAGTTCGGATGGGTTGAGAAGTTTCAAGTCTCGACAGTTTCCGGCGTCATAGAGCGGGCATAAGATTGGATGTTTTTTGCGTCCTGCTCCTGCATTTGTTCTTTCTCTTTCTCCAGTATTGCAATCGTTGCCTTCAGTTTGCCTATCTCCTCACGGAGATTTCCAATTTCCTGATCTTTTGATTGAATCTTGTCTTCGTATAGGTTAATCATATTATTATGAACTTCTAAGGGCACATTAACAAGGATTGGTGAAGATTCTGATTTTGTTATTTCAGGGTCGTTTTTTGAGGCCTCTTTAGATGCTATGGTGGGGGTCACGGTCATTTCGCCCATGCCAGTTAGAAGCCATTGGGCAGAATATTGGGGATAATTTTCAACTATTGCTTGAATCCATTTAGATTGTATGTCGGTGCCGTTGCTAATGGCACGGGATAATACTCCCTTGCTGGCTCCAATAGCCCGCTCAAGAGCACCTATTGTAATGCCCTCGTGGAGGGCTAATTCCTTTATTCGGGGGAGAATTTTACACATCGGTTGAAAATTTACGGATTAAAATTTTGTTAGTTGAAAATTTTCATCTATCTTTGCAGCGTGTTCCAAATGGAACAGGCGGCCAAAGATACAAAAATTCGGCCATTTTAACAAATCAAAAGATATGAGCGGCAACGACGAAATCAAGGAATGGCAGACGCAGAGCGTCAAGCACAAGGTTGCCTTCGTGCTGATGATGGACGGAGTTTCCTTCAGCTACACCGAAGAAGACGGTATAGTGTTCACAGCGCCGGACTTCTATGTGGAGAACCTTATCCGCCGGCTGATGTGTGCCCACGGCTGCTCCTTGAAGCCGATATTCACCGAAATAAAGCAAGACGACCATGAGTAAGACAAAATCAGCAGCAACAGTTTACGTGGCCAAGATATGGCACAGTGACTTTCATTTCTCACGAATCTTCACCTCTCGTGGAGATGCTGAGAAAGCGATTGCGGAGGCTCTAAAAAGGCAGAGAAAAGCGGCGAATACATAAGCGACACTTCAATCTGTGAGATGCAGCTCAACGGAACAGAGTTTATAAACACCTACAGCAGGTGCCCGGAATTTTAATTTAAGAAATTATGAGTGAGACAATGACAAAAGTAATCAAAATCAACGACATCAACCGTGAGGAGATTTTCAACGCGGCCTATGCGGGCAGCTACTACACAATAATAGGCTGCGGCGGAGAACTCGCTGAATGGACGGCAGGCTACACGCAGCTTCTTGAAGAATTCGGAATCGGAAAGCCGACCAGGTTCATAACATTCACGGGTGCTGACATGAATGCGCACTACGGGCTTACGGGTAGTAACGCATACCAGGAAAATCTTACCTGCCTGATGTTCCCGTTGGATGGCCTTGACTGCGGGTGCTTGGCGATGTTTCGGCTCCGAGCTCAAGACAAATGGTTCGATGACATAGTTGACAACAACCAACGGCGAGAGGAGGCCTGAATGATATAAGGGTTAGACCCAAGAGAGGGCGATCCTGCGGATAAAACCGCGAAAGCCGAAAGGCACAACGTTTGAACCGCCGCCGGAATGCAAGCCCGGCGGCACTCGGGCCGGCCGGACGCTTGAGCGACCATGGCGCGAATACCGGGGTTCGACTCCCCGGCGGCTCACCAAAATCAACAATGATGAAGCAAAATTCAGAACGAAGAACCGAACGGGCGGTCACGCTGCTGTTGCAGACGTTGGCACGCAACCTCGAGGACACCGGAACTATCCTCGATGAATTCGAGGCGACACATGATGAGTATGAGAGCGACCAGTCGAAGCAATACTCCGCGCTCGTGGCCGGTCACTTCGCTCTGAAAGAGGCCATCGAAAGAATCAACTACCAACTAAACAAGTGAGACTATGGACAAAATATGTAGCCAAGAAAAATTAGCCGAGTATTACAACGGCCTTAGCAAATCCAAGCCGGTCATGAAAGTTGGAATATTTCCGACTCTCCCTGGACAAGAGCGTCAGGTACTTCAAGCTTTAGAAGACGCAGGACTGCTTGATACAGTCGATGTAGAAATATACCCCGTTCACGGCCAACCGAAACGGCAACAGACACCCTTAATGACCATGCGTCATGTCCATCGACTTGAACCAGGAAAGGACGGGAGAGCCCGATGTCACCTCTGCGGTCAAAGCTACCCTTTAGATCCGACAGGCAAGATAGATGAGGTTCAACTCTTGCGAGAAACGCTTCTTGAGACTCATCTATAAGAGAAGTGATTGATATTTTTAGAATGTGAAGTGGTACCATAGTAATTCAAATTGGAATGAGCCACAAAGATACGCATAAATAACAAGATAAGAGAGACATGAGAACAAAAACGAAAGTAAAGACACGAATGATCGCGGTGGACTCGGTGCTCCGCGAGAAGCTGTGCCGGATCTTCAAGGTCGGCGACCGCGCCGTGCGCAACGCGCTCGACTGGAGTTCCGACAGTGAGAAAGCCCGCAAAATCCGCTTCACGGCTCTTCAGAACGGCGGGGTGGAGATTGCCCCGGTCGGCGGCGTGGACGGTGTTCTGACATTCCATGACAGCGACAAAGACCGCATGATGCGCCAGTATCTTGGCAACGGAGCAGTGATCGAGCTGAGCAAGGCGACCGGTGTCGGCAACGTGTACTTCGGTGGCGAGGCGGTGGCCCGCTACGAAGATGTCAGAGTGAGAAACATCGAGGAAATCCAGCATTACGCGGCATCCTTGGGATAAAAAACGACGCTTATGCCACTTGAATACTACAACGGGAAAAAGTGCGTGCCACTACGGGATCTGGAGAAGCACGGCGTGATGACTGCGGCCAATTACCGGCAGATGGTACATCGCGGCGACCTCACCGTGGCAAGATCCGGCGGAGGCAAAGGCAACTATGTCCTGATAGTGGTGGACTCCCTCCCGGACAGATACCGGGACCAGGTGGCGCTCATATTCCCCGACAGTGATGCCGTAATGGTAGCCGGGTGGATCCGGGAGAACTACCGGCGCGACCAGGCCGCGATAGTGTTCTTCAACGACCGCGACAGGACCGGCGTCGACCTGAAGCCGGAAAAGAGGGAGGAGCTTATAGTCAACGCCTCAGTCATCAACACATGTATCCGGCTCTATGATCGCGCCAAGACGGCCCAGCGGCTTATGGGGAAGGATTACCAATGGGAGAAGATGTCGGCGGCCATAGAGAGCCTACGGGAGCAATACGGCCACACCCTGCCCACCTCCCCGCACCGCTTCCGCAAGAAGGTGGCCGAATACCGCAAGGACGGATACATCTCGCTGCTCAGCGGGAAGTTCGGGAACCAGTGCGCCCGGCGTATGAGCGCTCTTGAGGAGCGCGTGGTTGTGAGCATTTCCTGCCTTGAGAACCAGCCCTACAACACCACCGTCCGGGAGATGTACGAGATGTTCGTGTACGGCGAGCTTGAGGTCTGGGACTACGAGACCGGCGAGGTGCTGGACCCGTCGCGCTTTGCCCGCAAGGGGGAGGCTCCATGGATACCGAGCGAGGCTACCATCGCCAACTATCTCAACAAGCCTAAAAACAAGGTGCTGATAGAATCCCGCCACCGCAGCCGGGTGGACTTCTTTCACGAGCAGATGCCCCACATGCACCGCCACAACGGCAACTACTCGCTGTCGCAGATCACGATGGACGACGTCAATCTGCCGCGCCGCATGAAGGGCAACGAGGAGGTCATGGCCTACTACGCCTACGACGTTGTCAGCGGCTGCCGTATAGGCGCGGCCTACGGGCGCAGCAAGGACGACCGCCTTGTGGTCGAGTGCTTCCGGGACATGTTCCGTCTGATTGCCAAAAACGGGTGGGGGATGCCCGCCGGCATAGAGGTCGAGAACCACCTCATGTCGAAATACAAGACAGGGTTCCTCAGAGCCGGGGAGGTGTTCAGCTTCGTGCACTTCTGCGCCCCGCAGAACTCGCAGGAGAAATACTCGGAACCGCTGAACGGCGCTGTCAAGCGTGCCGTGGCCCACAAGAACCACACGGGCATAGGCCGCCCGTTCGGCAAGGGCAAATGGCGCGTTGACCGCAACAAGATCAGCGATGAGACCAACCGCACCTACGAGGACAAAAGATACTACACATTCGAGGAGCTCGTCGCAGATGACCGCGCCGACACCATCGAATGGAACAACAGGCCGCACCCCGACCAGAAACGCTTCCCCGGCATGAGCCGGTGGGAAGTCCTTGTGGCCAACATCAACCCGACTCTGCGGCCGCTTGACAAGGTCTCGCTGAGCTACTACATCGGCGAGAAGGTCGAGACAAGCATCCGGCGCAACTCCACTGTCAGGGTGGCGTACAGCGAGTGGTGGCTGAGCCACCCGAGCGTGATAGAGCGGCTTGAGCCGAACAACCTCAAGGTCACCGCCTACTACCTGCCCGATGAGAACGGCGAACCCGAGGACGTGTTCATCTTCCAGGGGGGCACCTACATCGACAAGGTCAGCAAGACACAGACATTCAACCGCGTCTACGCCGAACAGACAGATGAGGACCGGGCAATCTTCGCCGAACAATGCGGAAAGAGGGCGCAATTCGAGAAATACATCGCTGACAACGCGCCCATGCGCATCGGCACTATAAAACGGTCAAGGCAACCCGAAAGCCCGGCGGAGGCCGTGGAAATGACCCCGGTGGCCGCCATGGAGGAGATCCCGGCAACGGCATTCAGCAGCATAGACTGGGCCAAGGCCGGATTCAATGACCAATAGAATGACATTATAACACCGTAAGAATATGATTACAACGGAAATCAAAAACAAAATCATGGCGGCGATCAGCGCGGCGCGCCGGAACTACCCGAGCGATGCCAAGCACGCCTCCTCCCTCGGCATCACGACCTCGGTCTACAGTGCCGTCAAGAACGGACAGACCGACCGGGTGCTCAGCGACTCCAACTGGATCAGCATCGCCCGCAAGCTGGGCGTCAGCCTCCGGGGCGAAATCGAATGGAAGGCGGCCAACACCCCGGCCTTCCAGTACATCACGGCCCAGCTTGAGCTCTGCCAGCAGTCGAGCCTCAGCGGCATACTCTGCGATCTTCCGAACATCGGAAAGACCTTCACCGCCCGGTGCTATGTGCAGAACCACCGCAACGCTGTCTATATCGACTGCTCCCAGGTCAAGACCAAACTCAAGCTCATACGCAAGATTGCGGCTGAGTTTGGCGTGGATGCCAAGGGACGCTACGCCGATGTCTACGATGACCTTGTGTATTACCTGCGCGGTATCGACAACCCTCTCGTGATACTTGATGAGGCCGGTGACCTCCAGTATGAGGCCTTCCTTGAACTCAAGGCACTGTGGAACGCCACAGAGCGCTGCTGCGGCTGGTACATGATGGGAGCCGACGGACTCAAGGAAAAAATCAACCGCTCCATAGAATGCAAGAAGGTGGGCTACACCGAGATGCTGAGCAGGTTCGGCGACCGCTACTCCAAGGTGGTGCCGGACGAGGCCAACGACCGCAAAGCGTTTCTCCACGAACAGGCGCGCATCGTGGCCAAGGTCAACGCGCCGGAGGGCGCGGACATCGCCCTGATAGTCCGCAAGAGCGGCGGCGGTCTGCGGCGGGTATATACTGAAATCGAAAAACTTAAAAGGCAATGATGGACACCGTAAAAATAAAAGTGAATTTCGCTGATGGGAGCCGTCGGGTGCTGAAATCGCCCGGAGCATTCGCGAAGATAGACAGGAACCGAAAGGCTCGGTTTGTAATGTCCGATTTCAAAGTCTATGAAGGATATTCTGACGGTGAGGTCGATGAGGACGGTGACTTCGGAGTGTTCGGAACTATTCATGGGATAGCCCTTCCTTTCAACCGTCTGCTTGGATGGTGTTATGTAAACGCAAAAAAATAAGAAGAATATGACAGTGATTGAAAAACAATATATGGAGACAGTGATCCGCATGGGACGCCGACTCCAGAGCGGCGAGATTGATTGGGAGCAGCGCCGCTATGAGATAGCCAAGGAAATCTATCCTCTGATACTGGAGAACAGTATCCGGCTTCCTTGTGACGGAAAAGAACAACTTGCAGCGGCAGCTATAGCAGCGGTGAATGCCGCAGAACTGTTAGTGACTGCCTTGCAAGCGAAACCACTTAAAGATGAATAACCATGCCAAAAAGAGCGTACAGTCCGAAAGAGGTGCTTGCCAAGACCTACGCCACCCTCCAGTGGGACGGCGAATGGGCCCGTGCCTTCGGTCACCCGGAGATAAACGCCACATGGCTCATCCACGGCCCCTCTGCCGCCGGCAAGAGCAGTTTCGTGATGCAGCTTGCGAAGAAGCTCTGCGAATACGGCACGACGCTCTACATGAGCTACGAGGAAGGCGTTAGCCAGTCGTTTCAGCAGCGTCTCGCTCGGTTCAGGGTGAAAGACGTCCAGGGACGTTTCCGCATCGCCACCACCGACACCATCGAGGAGCTGACCGAGAGACTGCGCCGGGCCAAGAGTCCGAAGTTCATCATCATCGACAGCTTTCAGAAAGCCGAGTGGGAATACCCCGAGACCATAGCCCTGATAGAACGCTTCCCTCGGAAATGCTTCATCTTCATCAGCCAGGAGGACAAAGGACAGCCGATGGGCAAGCCCGCCAAACGCCTCAAGTATTACGCCGGCGTGAAGGTAAGGGTCGCAGGTTACAAGGCATACTGCCAGGGCCGATTTACCCCCGAGGCCGGAGTCTATTACCCTGTGTGGGAAGAAGGAATTTTGAAAACAACAAACAACCCGGTGTGACATGAGCCAGAGAAAAGAAATATTGATCCTGGAACCAAGCGGCAGAATCCGCAAGGAGGCATTCTGCACCCGCCCGATGGTCTGCCCCTATTGTAACGGGCGCGGGTGGTTCCATACCAACCAACAGGAGCCGGAAACGGAGCCTTGCCCCGACTGTCAGGGGACCGGCGAAGTGATTGCGCTGGTGACAATAGACTGGAAACCCAATAACGAAAATTAGTATGGCAAATAGAGAATTAGAAAAAGTGTTCCGACAATTAGGGCGCACTGAAAAGACCCGGTTCATCAACGAGAACATAGACTACGCTTCCGAAGAAGCAGTGGCCGGGTATGTGGAAAGGTATCCGCTTGGTGTATTCGAGTATCTTCCATCAACATCATTGATGGCGCGCATTCTCAAAATGAGAGGATTCCAAGTAATAGAACCCGACTATGGCACAGCAAGTGACTAACTTCGGGCGGTTCTACACCGCTATCCGCAAGCTGAGCGGCATCGGCGACCGGGACGACTTCAAGCGCCAGATGGTGTCGCAGTTCACCAACGGACGCACCGACAGCCTCCGGGAGATGACCCGGCAGGAATATGACCGTTGCTGCGAGTCCCTCGAGGGGCAGAGCCGGTACAAGGAGGAACTCCGCAAAGAGCGCAGTGCCACCCTCAAGCTGATGCAGAAGGCCGGCATCGATACCACCGACTGGAACCGGATCAACATATTCTGCCTTGACCCGCGTATCGCCGGAAAGGAATTCGCCCGGATAACGGCGGATGAGCATCCGCAGCTCCGGCGCAAGCTCCGCGCCATCGACAGCAAGGGAGGATTCACCATCGCTGCCGAGAAAAGAGCGGCTCGAGAAGCCGAGGCTGCCAGGCAGAAAGCAAAGCCTCAGATTACCCTCATCGACATCGGCAGTCAACGGCCCGACCTAAACTGACAACCCACATAACAACAACCCCATAAAAAGTAAAAGTATGGAACAAGTTACAATGACCGCTGAAGAGCGGAAGCGTTACGAGGCATGGAAAGCCGAGGACGAAAAGAAAAGAGCCGCGGAGGAGCGCAAGCGCCAGCGCGGCGAGTATGCGAACATGGTCGATGACGAGATTCGCACCGCCATTCCCCAGCTCCGGGAGATGAGCGAGGCTCTCAAGACGGTCAAGGATACGATCTTCGGCAACTTCGATGCCGTGCTGAAGATGAAATCCGAGATACTCGGACTCACAAGGGACGACCAGCGCAGCCACACGTTCACCACCTCCGACAGCACCCTGCGTCTGACCCTCGGGGTCAACTGCATCGACGGCTACCGCGACACGGTCGAGGACGGCATAGCGATGGTGAAAAAATACATCGAGAGCCTCGCCAAAGATGACAACTCTCGGGCCCTTGTCAACGCCGTGCTTCGGCTGCTGAGCCGAGACGGTCAGGGCAACATCAAGGCGAGCAAGGTGCTCCAGCTCCGCAAGATGGCCGATGACAGCGGCGACGAACGTTTCATCGAGGGAGTGAAGATCATCGAGGAAAGCTACCAGCCCACCGTCACCAAGCGCTACATCCGCGCCGAATACAAGGACGAGAAAGGCGCGTGGCGATACATACCTCTTGACATGACCGCAGTGGACTGAAATCATCGAGCCATGAAAAGAGAGATAGTGCATCCACCGAAAATCGCCATCTGCCGCGTCTGCAAAGGCACCGGCAGGGTGGCAGGAGATGAGGGAGGCGAGTTTCACACCTGCCTCCAGTGCGAGGGGAGCGGCCGCGTGACTGTGAGCAGCGAGACCGTCCTTGACATCAGACCATATAAACCAAGAACCCATAAACGATGATCTGAAGCAATGGCAAAAACGCGCGGCATGTCATACAGGAAGCGCGTCGAGGGCATAAACCGGATATATGACCAGCACGCAAGAAGCGGGTTGTCAAACCGGGAGATATGGCGCAGGTACATATATCCGGTTTATTTCATCAGCGAGCGCACCTTCTATAACATAATGAACGCCACGGCAGGGCTTGAAAACCCGGTCGTGGCGTCGAACGTGCCAAGCCTTTTTGACTTTGCCGATGAAGACCCGCCAAAAGACAACGAAAATGAGTGACATTGACAGTCAGGTAAAGACAGTATTCCGGCGCATCCTCAAGGACATTCAGGTGGAGCTCGGCGAGGAGTTTGACGAGAACTTCGAGCGCCAGGCATTCTTCACGCAGGCCTGGGCGCGTCGCAAAAGTCCCACACGCCCGGGTGGCCATATCCTGGTGGATTCCGGTCGACTCCGGCAGAGCATCACGAGCCGGACCACCGACAACAGCATCACCTTCTACACGACAGAACCCTATGCCGCCATTCACAACGAGGGAGGCGCGATAAAGGTCACCGCCAAGATGAAACGCTTCTTCTGGTACAAATATTATTCGGCCACCGGCTCCTTCGGCCGAAAAAAAGACGGCTCCATGCGTAACGACAAACGCAACCGTCAGCTCGGCACGGAGGCTGATTTCTGGAAGGCGATGGCGCTCATGAAGGTCGGGGCCACAATCAAAATTCCCAAGCGGCAATTCCTCGGCACATCGCCGGAGGTCGAGGCCGCAGTCCGGGAAATCATCGAGGAAAACCTCACAGACTATATCAACGACATAGATTTCAACATTAAATGACAGTAAGAGAAGAATTATATAATGCCATTAAAAGGCATCTCAGTGACATTCCCATGATCAAGCACATCGATCTTTGGAACCACAATGTGGAATTCATCGAGCAGGAAACCGCATGGGGGCGTCCGGCAGTGTTCATAGAGTTTGCTCCCATACAGTGGAACCCCGTTGTGCATGGGCTGGAGTATCGTGGTGCGGTCACTGTCAATCTCCATGTCGTGACCGATTGGACTGCCGAGAGCAACGTGGAGCAGTTCCAACTGTTGCACAGAATCCACCGGGTACTCGCTAACATGGAGGGTGGGACATTCGGTGAGTTTGACCTTGCCGCGTCCGCCACCAACCACAACCACGAGGAGATAGTAGAGAACATCGAGACCTACACATGTGTCGGCATACGTAGTCTTGACAAATAGCCCCATAAACGCGCCGTGTCGCGACAAAAGCAGAGAGCCGTTACCTTTATCGGGTAGCGGCTCTCTTTTGCGACAGTGGGCGCGTGTGCGGCTCACACGGCGTCCGGCAGGATATTTGAGGAGGAAGGGTCGGTGTAAAGCATGATGTCGGTGTATTTGGCCGAGTAGTTCATTGTGGCATTGAACTCGCGCCGGAGGCAATTCTCGAAAGGATTGCCGAGGTTGGGATTGCGGCCCATCCATTCACAGAGCTCCGTGATGGATGACTTCTCCGAGGTGAAGTAGATGAAATTGTGTCCCGGCAGCACTGACAGTACATCGGGGTAGTCGGCGAGTCTCCAGTACATGCGGTAGGTGCCGACATCGGTGGATAGATATGGCGGGTCAACCAGGAACACCACTCCCGGCACATCCTTGAAACGCTCGAACAGTTCCCGGTAGTCGCACGACTCAATCTCAAGCCCCTCGAGGTAGTCGGTGAAGTCCGGGTAGGGGGCTTTCCGCACATTATTATATAGAGCCTCCTTGCGCATGCCGTCGATGCTCAGCTTGTACTTCATCGAGAACAACAGTGATGATGACAGTGTGATGAAGTCGAGGTAGCCATGTTCACGTTCCTCCTGCTCAAGCAGCGCGAACACTTCCTCGCGCGCCTCACCTGTGATGGCCTTATGGCGGCCGAAGCGCGAGGCGATTGGACGGATCTGGTCGAGCAGCGCATTGGTCCGCCTGATATTCAGGAGGCGGAACCGGTAATTGTCGAAATCATTATAAATCACCCTTGCCCCCGGGTGGACGTGCTTGGCTATGTGCGACAGCAGGCCGCTGCCACCAAAAAGGTCAACGAATATTGTGTCCTCGGGGTATTGGCGTGCCACCTCGGCAAAGTGGCGGGCGAACATGCGCTTCTGCCCCACGAAAGGGAGTGGCGCCGATAGATACATGCGGCTCATACGTTCAGCTCGAATTTAACGCCGTCGTCGCCGGCAAGCAGGGCCCGGGTGCGGTCGATGTTGTTGGAATATATGTGGACATTGCCGAGGAAGAGTGTGATGGAGCGCAGGGGCAGGTCAATCTGCCGGGCAATGAGATAGAGATGGTAGATGTCGGCGGGGAGTCCGAGGTTGGCGTCTGAGCTGCGCTGGTAGGCGGTCAGCACCAGCTCGCCATTGTCGATCTGAAACTGAATGAGCGAGAGGCAGGGCTGCTGGTTGGACTCCGCGCCGGTCGCGCCCAGGAACAGGACGTAATTTTTTGAAGAGCGTTTCTCCCGGTTGATGCGCTCAATTAGCGGCGGGAGTTTCTCAAAGTAGGTGGGGTAGGAGTTGACCAGTACCGGGCCGCAATAATCCCACCAGTTGATGCCCGCCTCGCGATACTTCTCCGTCTGCCTCTCGCCGCTCATGAAGAGCGACAGTTCGCTGCGGAGCTTCTTGCGGGCTATGCCGTGGCTCTCGAAAATATCGAGCAGGTCGGAAGAGGTGAGGGATAACTGCTCGTTGATAAGATAGATGATGTCGCCCTTGCGGTTCGACTGGTGTCTGCCCTCGTCAAGCACCTTGGAGAGAATCTGATGATACTTGTTCATAATGATGCCGTATTAGTGTACGGCAAAGTTACAGTGCCGGAGAATGCCGGACACCATGGCGACACCAAATCATACTGCACCGGGATTGCAGTCATTTTGAAAATGCTTCACCAGGCTGTAGACCTTTCGCTCGCTTATGTCGTAGCGGTCGGCGAGTATGGCCACGGCGTATGACACCTTGTCGCCCCTGCCGACCATATCGTTGAAGTCAACAAAAAGGTCTATGTAGTCGGCATCCTCCAGTCTGATGCCGGCATTTCGGAGCCGATTGAGCAGCTCCCGGTTGAATTTCAGAATCTCAAATATGGTCATATCCGAAAAAATTGCTAAATTTGCACTGTCTCACTTATTCAAACACCCGCGTAGGGAAGCTCGGAAGAGGGCATTGTGCCCCCGGCGAGCTTCCCTACGCGGGTTGTGTTAAAGAGTAAGTGAGACGACTATTTAACAGGCCGGGGGCATTTTTTTATACCCTCCCCCGAAGGGTCTGCCTCAGGTCAGTCCACGCTGTAGAGTCCCAAGTCAATATTATCCTTAGCCTTCCAACCTTCCTGCTGCACATTTTGGATGTGTGCCGAATATGCGGTGTAGAAAGCCTCAAGCTCAGGCAGAGTGTCGAAAGTGCGGTATACCGGCGCATCGTCAGTGCCGAACTTGAAAGTCACCGGGAGCGCGCCGGGCAGACCGAGGCTGGCCTGAGTGTAGGCGCGTTGGTAGTTGGACTGGTTCTCGACCGATAGCCACACCGGGACACCATCATAGGAAAAGCCGGTGAGGATTCTGGCGGCCGTGCGGTCGCTGATCCAACCGCTGATGAGTGCCTTGATCTCATCGACTGTCGGGCGGTGGTTCAACTGTTGCTCCATATAGGAGGTGATGCCGTATGCGTCGGTGGTCACATCCCAGCGGACGCGCCATCGGTTGCGGACAGGATTGGTGCACTCTAAAAGTGCCACTTGCGGATTGCCTTGGACTCTTTGCATAGTCAGGTGAAGATGTACTTTGTTTTACCTTGCCCGAAAGATTCCGATTTCAGTATTGTTGTGAATGGGAAGCCGTCGGGCTGTTCCTTGATCTGTTGGAGAATGTTTTTCATCTCCTTAGAGTCAGTGAAGAACTTCTTCGGCTCTCCATTGACCTTGATGGCCACGACGCAGCGGTCGGGCCCTTGAGAGGTTGTTACGCCCATCTCGAAGTCGTAGACCTCGATGGGGAGGTTTACCAGTTCCCGGATGCTTATTACGGCACCGGGGAATCGCTTCTTGCCGTCATCGGGCTTGTAAGCGACATTCAAATCCTTAAAAGATTTCATTGCTTTGCCTGTTAATTTAATGAATAGATTATTACATTGGGCGTGCTTGGCCATACCGTAGAACGATGCGGTCAGCACACGCCGTCTCTTGCGGCTTTTGACCTCGCCCATCTTCCGGGCGAATTTCACTTTTATGCGCTTGCGCAGCAGCGCGTGGTCGGGATAGATGACGTATCCCAGGAAGTCGATGCCCTCGGTCACGGGGAACACCCTCTCGTTAGCCTTGATGGTATGCCCGATAGCTTCCACACATTCGTGTACGGCATCGCGGATTTTCCAAAGCTCCTCTTTCGTGGCGGCGAGAACCACACCGTCATCGCAGTAACGGTAGAAGTATTTCACACCGAGCCTGTCCTTCAGCACATGATCGAGATGGACCGACAGCAGCAGATTGCACAGCCCCTGTGAAGAGCGCAGCCCTATGCTCACTCCTTCCGGCATCATGCAGATGAACCTCTCGAGGATTGCGATGAGTTTGGCATCCTTGAACACCCGGCGCACGCAGTCAATCAGCATCCGCTGGTCAACACTCTCATAAAACTTAGAGATGTCGAACTTATAGCAGTAGCGTGTCTGCTCCGGATTATCCCTCATGTCACGCTCGATATACGCCTTCAGGTCGTGCATGCCGCGCCCCTTGATGCTTGCTCCGGTCGTGCGGATGAACCGACGCTTGATGTGCGCGTCGACCACAGCCATAATCGCGTGACAGGCTATGCGGTCTTTCATCGTCAGAATCTGAATGTGTCGTTCCTTGCCACCCTCGACGATGGTGCGCTCACGGTAGCCTCCGGCGATGTAATAAGAACCGTCGGCGATTTTTGCGGACAATTCAGCGATGACCTCCTCGCGGTGGGCGAGAAGCCACCGGCCCTGGCGACTCCGTTTGCGGACGGTTCCGCGGAGCACCTGATCGAATGACTGCGACATATTGGGGTATGCCACAATCTCCTCGATGATATGTCCTTCCCTGCGCATAGTTGTGAAAGAGTTTGGATAAATTGAAAATTACGGCTCTCTGAGCCTTCCTACTTCCGGGTCCGGGTTGTTCGAGCTTGCGCCTACCAAACCCTACCCAGTCACTTGATGTTCCGGCTTTCCATGGTAACCATGCTTTTGCCGAGGCCTGTCCCTCTCGGCACCTCAATGGGGACACGTCCCCGGTGATGTACGCCGATGATTGGTTGTCCAGGCGCGACCCGACATTCGCGTTCGTATTCGAAGCATCGTTATTCGCATTCGCGTACGACACGCCGCCATTCGCATTCGCGTTGTTGTTGCCGCGATAGACCACACGGCCTATTGGGGGACACAGCCTTTGGGACTGCAAATTTACTCATAAAACGGCGTACCATTTGGAAAATGTTACACGAATAGCCAAAAGATGGCGGCCACACCCCCTCCGGCGGCGGTCAGAAACCAGTCGATCCAGTCCCAGGGGCAGCCGTGGAGTTTGTCTTTCAGCTCAAGACAGGAGCCGGCGACCGTTGCCGAATAGAGTGCCCCGAGGGGATTACAGGCAAAAATACCCACGAGGAAACCGCCTAAAAGATGCTTGTAGCGGTTGGATTTTTTGAGAAATGTAAAAAACTTCTTCATAAAGAGCTGTATTTGAAAATAAAGTGTTATATTTGCACCAACGATTCCGTAGCTAATGACTACCGACTCGTTGTCCACGGGGGCTGGCCTTATGGCTGGCCGTCCGTTTTTTTATACAGAAGGGTCAGAATTCCATCGGTTTCACGAATCCAAACTTCTTCAATGTTAGCGCCCAATTTTAGGCGGTTAATGACACTGTTTCTCATGTATCGCTCAGTGAGCCCCGGTCGGTCTATGATTATGCGGTTAGACTGTTTAAGACCGTGGTTCATCATGTTGTTAAAGGCGCGTTTGGGATTGTCGGAAGTAAAGCCCTCATGCTCGTACCAGAATTCTCCAATCTTAAGGTCGGGGCATTTGCCATAGAATGGAGTCCCCTTTAATGAGCCATATACACAATCATAGTCGAATTTTGCCGGACGAGTCATCTTTGGAGACAGTACAACTGACGCTCCATCTTTGGCAAAAAATTCAGCTACCTGCATAAGCCGTGAGAAATCGCTGTCGTTGCGATCTACAAGATGGCTTATTTCAATAGAACCTTTGCCATGGCTGATGACTTCGCCTCTCAGTTGTTCACACTGATGGAGAAGTTGACACGCACGGCACACCTCATTATCCGGCACAAACCGGGCGAGTTTGGCTTTACCTTTGGCAACATCGCAGTCCCGGCAGCGGCGTATGGTGTAGGGGTTGTAGTCCGGAACCGACTTGCCTTCCTTGCCGGCGTTGAAGCGGAAGATACCTTTGGAGTCGCGTTGCAGAGCCTCGTCACCCAGTCGCATCGCTTCATCATGGTTGGTAGCTGGACATTTTGATTTGCGGACTTGCACCACCGTACAGCGACAGTTCCAACCGTTAGGCGGGTAGAATTCCTCCCAAAATGAGTCGGACGGAGGCAGAGTCACGCGGTCGAGAGCGGCGTGTTCCGGGCGCACCTTGTCATCGCGCTGTGTGCGGTACTGGAGATAGTATCGGTCACCATCCTGCATGAACGACTCCCACCGTGCCGCCATTTCCGCAGACCCCGCGACAAAGTTGTACTCGGCACGAAGGTAGTTGGCATTATAGGTTTTGTCTATCGTTTGAACATCGTTCAAAAACCGTTCAAACGTCTTTCGATTGCCATTTTCATCAAGCAGTGAGGGGAAAGCCTCGTTGAGCTCATGGAACGCCTTCATGCCGGAGAAGATGTAATTGGATCGTGTGAGCCTCCGGCGCATGGCATCGGACATCTCGACTTTTTCAAAGGCGGAGTCAAGAGCCGACGCATGTGTACCGACAAACTCCTGCACAGCCGGATCCGCCACAAGTTCAATGCGGAACTCCGCGGCATCTTCCTTGAAAAGAGAGCGCATCATGCCTTCGAACAGAGATGACAGCCTGCGGCGCATATCATCACCCGGTTTGGCAAGCGTCTCCAGTTCCGGACAGTCTGCCAGGAGCGAGGCATAGCGGCGGTGCAGCCCCTCGTAGTCAGAGGGGCTTAATCGAAAAAAGAGTGCTGCCGTTTGTCGTCCTCCTCCGGCTTGCCCTTCTTCTCATCATATTTGTCGGGTTCCGGCAGGGCCACAGGATTCCTGCGCTCACCGACCGGCATACCATATTTATCGGCAAAATATGAAGGATCCACTTCGTAGCGGTCGGCAATCATAGTCTCGTATGCCACCTGCTGCTCCGGTGTGTAATCGATAGCGTCGTCCCACTCGAAGCGCAGCCCCTTGACCGGGAACCCATGAAGCACCATGAGGGGGAGCAGCTTGTTATTCGCCATATCGCGCAATTTGTCGCGGTCGGACTCAACGAGGTTCTCAAACACCTGAAGGTGAGTCTGCGACTGGGATAGGGAGCTGCCGTCCTCGATGGTCATTGTCTGACCGATGACCAGCTTGGAGATTTCCGAGTTGGCGCGGTCGATGCGCTTGTCATATACATTGAAAGCATCGCCATTGCCGGACTCTATGAATTGAATATCCGTTTCCATACCGACAACAGCGCCCATGGCGCGGCCTCCGTTGAACACCATGTCCTGAAGGCTTTGGTATTCCTTCGGGTCGCGTGTAGATGTCTTGGCGATACGCCAGGGCATACCGAATATCTCGGCGAAGTTATCCCAGAACACCATAGCGTGCTTTTTCGGTATGGTGTGCATGGCAGCTTTCAACAATAGGCCAAGATCGTCGGGTTGCCCCATCTCGATAAGCCAGTCGGCCCACGGACGCTCCCGGTAATCGATACCGTTCTGCCAGGTGTAGCCTACATGGGTCACCACCCGGTGGTATTCAGGAATGACATGCCGACGGGGAATGAGCCGGACACCACTGAAAGTGGGGCAGCCGTCACCGTCCTTTATCACATCGCCAAGCTCGATGAGGGAGTGCCCGTACCAGTTCGCCTCAAGACAGTAGCGGCACAGATCCTTGAACCAAGCCTGATCAAGGAGGTGCAGCGCATTGTCATCGGCATCGCCCTTCTCGTTGACAAGTTTGAACGAGCGAGACATTACAAATCCCACACGCTGCTGAATACAGCCGGAGAGGTGAGAGTCAACCATCGCGTCACGGTATATGTCAAGCAGCCGGAGGCGGTTCGGATTGCGTACATCGATAGCCGACTGCCAAGCAGAGCGCCATTTTTCGATGTCGCTCTGCGCGAGACGCTCTGATGTGCGGTACAGTTCCATTATCAGGGCGGAGCGCTTTTCTGCCTCCACCTTTCTCTGCTTGAATAAGGTGCGTTTATTTCTTTTGCCCATAGTCACCAGTCATGATTGAGTTTGGGCGCCGAGTGAAAGGATATGCCGATGGCGGCGCCGTTGCCGTCGGTATCCTCGACCAAAGGCAGGTCTGGTACGATGCGCCCTGACTGCACCCCCTCAAGCCATTTTATGGCCCGGTCGTACCGCTCCTTGCGTATTTCCGAACCCATCTTTTGCGGCAGTGCCGCGGACAGATGGTACAGAGCGATGTCGGCGGTGTACATCACCACGAGCCGGTTGCGGTCGTTGCCGGCCGCCGAGAAAATGGCCTCGGTATCATATACCGGGCGCAGATAGCCCGACATCTCCTCCACAGCCTCTAATTCGGCATTGGCTACGGTGTCCGGGTCAGCCTGTGATATGACCTTGAAGGCGGCATCACCGATGACCACCTTATAATCTTCCTTGTCGATAAACATCACCACATATTTTTAGGGCGCGGTCGCGGGACCAGCACCGGTTTGAAAGTAGATTGCCTGGTATTGCGCTGAAGATACCATATCGCACCCTCGTCTGCATCGGGAGCGTCGTCATGCACCCGGGAACCGCGCTCGAGGGCGAGGGTCTGTTCAATGCCCACCTGCATGTCCGGCGAATCCTTCAACGCCTCATTGTAGAATACGAAGCCGCGCTCCCACAACGGGGACACCGCCTCGATGCGCTGGATCTTCTCCGGCTTCTTGCGCTTGTCGGGCAGGAGCGGCAACTGATAGCCACGCAGATTGCCTTCCGCAGCGAACTCATCAAGAATGATGTCCTGCATGAAGTTCGCCTCCATAAAGAAAGAGATGGCCACCCGGTCGCGTGTGCGCTCATATAAATCATAGAGCCACCGCACCATGCCGGACACGGTATCCTGCCGGACATAGCAGTCTATCAGATGCAGCTCCGTGCCAATCTTACCCCACAAGCGCGATGCCTTGTAGTCATTGGCGGAGGTTGATTTGAATGAGGGGTCGGTGTAACACACGAGCATCTCGTATTTTTCAAGTTTGGGCAGACGTTTGAAGCGGATCCAGTCGTGCCGGAATATGGAACCGTCGTTGATGGGGTTATGCATCATCTCCTTGTTCCAGGCCCGGAAGCCGACAAAATCGGCATACTCCTGCGCTTCCTCCTTAGTCCACTTCTCAGCCCATACCGGGTTGCCGTTGCGGTCGATGGCCTTGATCTCGGAGACATGCACCCCCTTTGTATTGCATAGGTTGGCAAGCACCGAGCATTTGGAGATAAGGTTGCCAACCATTATGAAGCGACCGCGACCCACATCAAGCGCACCGAAAAGAGCCTCCTTGACCCAATCGGTCAGGTCTTTCACGCGCTTCTCGTTGCGACACAGTTCATCGTCATCAAGGTCATCGATGACAATATAGTCGGGGCGTGACTCACGATCACGCAGACCGCGCGGAGACTGACCTCGACCCACAGCAAGAAACTTGTTGCCGCTTTGTGTCTTGAATTCTCCTTCGGTCCATGTGCCGGCACTTTTCTGCTCACCGAAATCAGATATGATACGTTGGTTGTATTCAAGCTCTGCCTGTATGTCGGCAAGCAGACGGTTGGCACTGTCCTCGCTCTTGCCTACAACGACCATGAAATTAATGAGCCGTTTGGGCTGAAACATTAGCCAAAGCGGCAGAAAAATATCAAAATGCGTTGATTTAGCGTGACCGCGCGGCCATTTGAACACTGCCTTTAGGTTAGGAGTGTTCTTGACTTTCATTGCAGCGGCATTGTGGAACGGGGCATTGTGGATAACGCGCAGAGCCTCGCCTGTTACCTTATCGCGGAGCGTCAGGTAATGGGGGAAGTAATATTCGCAGAAGGCGGCGTAGTTGGATTGCAGACGGCGTATGCGCCGGTCCCGTTCTGATGGTGACTCCTTGGCCACCGACATAGTGATGGGAGTGAGGGAGCGAACACGCTTGCAATGGTCATTCCAATCCGCAATCGCCTTTTTGATGTCAGCAACGGTAGCCATATCAGATCACCCCGCCTTTGCCGATTGACTCAATGATGAACATATCCTGAAGTTGGTTGACTTTTTGGATAAGTTCCAAAGTAATTGACGGGTCGGTTTGCGCCCTGAATTCGAGCCACCCTGAGAAGGCCTTGAACACATCGATGGCATCGATTATGTTAGCCTTCTTGTCGAGCTTCTCGATGACCGCTGAGAACTTGGCGAGCTTATCTGCCAGACCGGCCATCTGGGTTGGATCATTTGTGGCGTTGGCCTGTTCGATGAGCGTGTCGATTGAGAGCAGAATCTTATTCACAAGTTCCGGACGTGTAATATTCTTTGCGGCACGCGCCTCTTTCCAACCGTCAGCATTGCACCATTTGGAGATGGTGACACGTGACACATCCACTTTGGCGGCTATCTCGGTCATCTCCATGCCGGACATGAACAGCGATCTTGCCAATGATTTTTTCTTTTCGTTATCCTTAGTTGCCATATCTGAGTATGCGATAATGCGGTTAATATGGTGCAAAGGTGGCGGTAAAAGCGGTGGGTTCAAAAAAAGTGTGCAACCATTGCATACAAGTGTGCAACCATTGCACACTTTTTTGGAGCATAGGTGATTATCAGCGTAAACTTGCACCGAAAATCATTATCGCACAGACATGGGCAAACGAGTTAGACTGACAAATGATACCCTCAACAGCTACGGATACCGTGTGCTGACTTCCGGGGTGGACGTATCACAATATGAGCGAAATCCGCTTCTGCTTTATATGCATGAGCGCGGCAAGGTAATCGGCTATATGAAGGATATCCGCGTCGAGGACGGTGAGATAACCGGAGAGCCGTGCTTTGACGAGGCAACGGAACTGTCGAGACAGTGCAAGAAGCAATGGGAATTCGGCTCACTGCGTATGGTAAGCATAGGTTTTGATGTACTGGAGACCAGTAAGGAGGCCGAACATCTTGTCGAAGGGCAGACACGACCGACGGTTACAAAAAGCCGGATATATGAAGTGTCGGTGGTTGACATTGGAGCCAACGATGACGCCATTGTGCTGCGTAAAGATGGAACACAAATAACGCTTGGAGATGGGAGTGACTGCCCCCTTCCCCTGCTAAACAATAACTCAAATAACAATCAACCGCAAATGGAACTCAAGCAAATCGCCCTTACACTGGGCTTGCCGGAAACGGCTGACGAGGCCACAGTGAACGCCAAACTCGCGGAACTCAAGTCATCGAAAGATGAGGTAGAGAAGATGCGCAAGGAAAACGACGACCTCAAACTCGCTCAGATCACCGCTGCTGTCGATGCCGCGGTGGCCGCCAAGAAAATCAATGCCGACCAAAAAGACCATTTTATCGGCCTCGGCAAAAAGGTCGGCATCGAAGATCTCAACACCACCCTCGCCGCCATGACCCCGGCGGTCAAACTTAGCGGCACACTTTCCACCGACCCCGCACCTACTTCGGCTCCGGCCAAGAGCCCGTGGGAGGAGCGTATGGACGAGATCCGCGCTAACTGCAATAAATAATAACACTTAAATCCATTATCAGCAATGGCAATCAAAGTAGACAATACTAATTACAACGGTGAGGTACTGGAACGTATCCTTACCAAAGCTGCCACGGGCAACGAGCTCGTGAGCAAGGGGCTTATCATGGTTATTCCCGGTGTGGAGAAGAGCATGAGTATTCCTCGTCTCAAGACCGGCAAGATGCTCCAGAAACGCAAGGAGAATCCTACAGTAGAGGATTCCAAGGGCGATTTCAACTGGTCTGAGAAGATTCTTACGCCCCACGACTTCATGGCCTTCACAGTGTTCAACCCACGCCAGTTCGAGCACGTCTGGCGCAAGTGGCAGCCGACAGGCAACCTCGTGTTCCGCGAACTGCCTCCTGAAGGTCAGAACGCACTTCTCGACGCACTTTCTAAGCAGGTTCAGTTCGAACTCGGGCATCACTACGTCAACGGCGAGTATGCCGAGGGCACCGATGATGACAAGCTCATGAACGGCATCCTCACCCAGGCCGCAAAAGATCCGGACTATATCCTCGTCGACGGATCCAAGGCAACCACGATGGTCGAAAAGCTCAAGGCCGTGCGTAAGGCTATCCCCAAGGCAATGCGCGAAAATCCCAACCTCCGCATCATAATGAGTGTCGAGGACTTCGACAAATACGATGACGAACTCACCGAGCGCGAGGCCAAGAACGCCAGCGAGACTGAGATCAATCGCAAGCGCTATAAGGGCATCACAATTGAGACTGTAGCAGCGTGGCCCGAAGGAGTGCTCATCGCAACTCTCTGTTCTCCCGATGCTGACGGCAACTTCTTCGCTGCCGTCAACCTGCAGAACGACGAGAACGTGATCCAGATTGACAAGTATGCCAACGCCTCTGAGCTCTACTTCTTCAAGCTGCTCATGATGGCCGATACCAACATCGCCTTCGGTGAGGAACTCGTAGTGCTCGACTCGCGTGCCACTCCCAAGTTCTCGGCCGCCCTCAAAGCTGCCAATGTCAAGAAACCTGAAGCAGATACCGAATAATGGCAAAGCTCAAGTATCTTGTACTTCACTGCACTGCGACTCCTGAAGGGCGCGAGGTGACATCCGCCGATATCCGGCGCATGCACCTCAGCCCGGTGTCTGCCGGTGGCCGTGGATGGAAACAGGTCGGCTATACAGACCTTATCCACCTTGACGGCACGGTAGAGCGTCTCGTTGACAATAATGAGGATGCCAACGTAGATCCATGGGAAATCACCAATGGAGCCAAAGGCTATAACTCCATCAGCCGCCATGTGGTGTATGCCGGAGGATGCCCTCCCCAGTCTGTACCAAACTGGCAGAACAAAGTAAAGGATACGCGTACAGCGGCTCAGCTTAAAGCAATGGAAACCTATGTGAAGGACTTCCACCGTCGCTTCCCCAATGTCCGTATAATCGGCCATAACGAGGTGGCTGCCAAAGGGTGTCCGAGTTTCGATGTGCAGAAGTGGCTCAAATCAATCGGAATAAATCAGTAACGACATAAATACGAGTGGCGATGACATTCAGCGAAATACTCAACATACTCCTTGGCGGTGGTTTCCTCGCGATGGTAGTGGGTGTGATTACTCTCAAGGCCACCGTGCGCAAGGCTAATGCCGATGCCGAGAAGGCGAGGGCTGACGCTGAGACGGTGCATATCACAAACACCGAGAATGCCACCCGTATCCTTGTCGAAAATATCGTTAAACCCTTAAAAGATGAACTCAATGCAACACGAGAGGATCTTCAGGCCAACAAGCGTGAGATGGCCTCTACCAAGAGAGAAATGGCCCGGTTGCGTAAAGCAGTGGAGGCTGCCTCTGCTTGTCCTCATTCTGACGGCTGCCCTGTTCTTTACAAGCTGCGCGTCAACCCGGAAATCGACTTCGGAGCAGTCGCAGACAACCTCGGTGACCGAAATCCGGGACACTACAGCGACAATAATAAAGCAGACCCGGTGGGAGATAATCCCGGAGAGCAAGGTGGAGATAGCCGTATCCGTGGACAGCCTCCTTAAATTGCCGGAAGGTGCAGCCTATACCAAGCGTAGTGGACAGGCCAATATCAAGGTCGCCACTCATGGCGATACGGTATATATCACCGGCACATGTGACAGCCTGCAGCGTCAGGTGGAATATTACGAGGCGCTCTACCACACCGCCCGTGACGCGCTGGAGCAGCAGCATGAACAGTACCAACAGGAGCGCAAGCAGCGCACCAGCCCCGCGCTTATAGGCACAGTCAATCTGATAGCCGGTCTTTTCGCCGGTGTATTCCTGACAAGTATCATAATCACAAAAAGAAAAAACAATGAATAAAAACTTCATGTACGGCATCGGCTCCTTGTCATTCGGGGGCTTCAAGGTCGGTTATATAGAAAAGGGCTCGTTCGATTTCGGTGGTAAGGGACCTGAGAGTGTCGATGTAGACGCTGAGCAGGTTCCCGATGCCCCTGTGCTTTCTCTCGCACAAAAGAACGGCACCATCGAACCCACGTTCAACCTGATTCAGCTCGATTACAAGAACCTCAAAAACGCGCTCGGTGGGGATCTCATAGGTGGTGATGAAGCGCCTACCGGTTGGTCTGCACCGTCTGTCCTTATAGATAAGAGCGGTGAGTGTGTCATAGACCTCGTCAGTGGTCAGCGCATCACCATCCCTAACGGTAAACTGCTCGCCAACCTTTCCGGCAAACTCACCCTTACCGAGGTTGCCAAGATCGCGTGCAAACTCAAGGTGCAGAAACCCGAAAACGGTGGCGCGCCATATACCATCACCGACATTCCCGAACAGGCTGCCGCTGCGCAGTCCGCACCCGAACAGGCAGAAGGCTAACACATGGATCCCCGCTACACAAGGGAAATAGAGAGGGAGAGCGCCGATGTCCTGCTTGATGCGGGTGTCAGCGTTCCCCTTTTCTCTTTCAAATTCCCATTCTTCAAACGACGGTTCACAGTGAGAGCCACAATGCGTCGGCCCACACTTGCCGGTCAGATCCGCATAGCACAACTGTACAACCGTATGGGTGTCACAAGTGAGCAGATGTGGGACTTTGACAAGGAACAGCAGATGAAGTTCCTGGCTGAGCATGGTTATGAAATCTCACGGATGGTAGCCGTGACTCTGTGCCGCGGATGGTGGGCGCAGCGGTTGTGGGAGCGACCGATGGCGTGGCTTGTCCGCCAGAAAATGCCCCACGATTATATGCTCGCGGCCATGATGCGCTTTGTGACCCTTATGGGCACGGACCCTTTTTTACCTATTATCAGATTGGCCGAGCGGACGAATCCGATGAAGCCGAGACTGAGCCGGGACGCGACAGGGAGTTAAAGAGCCGTTATGAAGGCTCCCATAGCCCTTTCGGATTTGTATGGCAGATAGCCGATGCCACTGGATGGTCGGTAAGATACATCCTGTATGGTGTGAGCTATCAGATGCTGATAATGATGTTGAGTGACGCTCCCCGGTATGTAGGGGGCAAGAAATCCAAAACAAACACCAATACGACAGCCGAAGATGAAGCCGCGGAAGTGGCGAACTTTTTCAGAAGTAACCTCAAAGCATGAAACCGGTACAGATAGAAATATTGCTTGGCGGCAATCTGCCACAGCGACTCAACGAAGCCGAAAGGAATATCGAGCGGCTCCGCAGGGGTGCTAACCGTGTTACCAAGGAGATGAGCGATACCGACAGGATGGCGCAGAAACTCAACGGCACGGTAACCAAACTTGTGTCCGCCTTTGCTGTGAAGCAACTTGTGTCGGCTATTGCAAAGACGCGTGGTGAGTTTCAGCAGTTAGAGGTCGCATTCACTACCATGCTCGGCAGTGCCGAGAAAGCCAATGCGCTCATGTCGCAGCTCACAAAGACTGCGGCAACGACACCGTTCGGTCTCGAGGAGGTGTCAAAGGGAGCCAAGCAGTTGCTCGCCTATGGTTTTGAGGCAGAGAAGGTCAATGAGACCCTTATCCGGTTGGGAGATATAGCAGCCGGTCTATCCGTACCCCTCAATGATCTTGTGTACCTCTACGGCACGACAATGGCCCAGGGCCGTCTTTACACTCAGGACCTAAACCAGTTCACCGGGCGAGGCATACCTATGATAGCCGAACTTGCCAAACAGTTCGGTGTGGCTGAAAGCAAAGTCAAGGAACTTGTTGAGGCCGGTAAGGTTGGATTCCCCGAAGTGCAGAAAGTTATCGAGAGCCTTACTGATGAGGGTGGTAAGTTTGGAGGTCTCATGGAGGCGCAGTCGAAAACCATCACCGGTCAGATTTCCAACATTGAGGACGCAATCTCGATGATGTTCAATGAAATCGGACAACAGTCAGAAGGTATCATCAACGAGACCCTCTCCGGCGTGTCCTATATCATCGAGCATTACGAACGTTTCGGGCGTATCCTGCTCGGACTCGTTGCCACATACGGAGTCTATCGTACTGCAGTAATGGCAGTGGTCGCCATGAAAGGATGGGCTACTGCGGCAGAGGCGTTGCATTACAACTGGCTGCTCCTTGTCGAGAAGGCGCAGAAGATGCTCAACGCTACCATGATGGCCAATCCATACGTTCTTGTCGCCACACTGCTTGCCGGTGTATGCGTTGCTCTTCTCTCGATGAAGACCGAGACCGAGCGCATGAAAGAGGCCGAGGAGGACTATGAAAAACAGAAGCAGAAAACCATCGAGGCTGAGGAGGAACACAGACGGAAGATAGAGGAACTGTGCTCCATCGCTGGAGATGAAGCTATTTCCACCGATACGCGCCGTGAGGCGTTGAATAAACTTGAGCAGAAGTACCCGGACATATTCGCCAAATACGACACCGAGTATGAGAAGCTCAAAAACATTAAGAAGATCAAAGAGGAGATTGCTGCACTTGACGGTCAAAATTCAATGGCAAATCCTGAGACCGAGCTTGCGGACGTTGAGGCAAAGATAACCCGGATGCAGACCGTCGGAGGCTGGGGATACTACAAGGCCGGCGCGTGGAACCGGGAGAAAAAGGCTTTTGACGCCATACCCGTATATACCCCGGAGTATCAGGTCCTGCTCAACAGAAGGGGGCAGCTCAAGACCCAGATACATAAAGACCGGGCCAACGCTTATTTCGAGAACCTTACCGGTATAAGCAACGACACGCTTGAAGCTGAGATAAAGCGACGCCGAGATCTTCTTGCGAAGATGTCGGTGGGTGGCTACACTCATGGTAAAATTACCCTTGCCGCAGAAAATCTTAACGGCACATTCTCCCGTGATGAGCTGCAGTACCAGTTAAATAAGCTCACATCGGAACAAAACCGCCGCAATCTACCGGTTGACAGCCCTGCAGACTGGGCTAAGGAAGCGCGCAAAAAATATCAAGCTGCTCTGAAGGCTTACAACGATTTCCTTGCAGACACCTCCCAAAGTCTCAATAAAGAGGAGTTTGAGAAAAAAGCCAAGGAACTGAAAGATGCCGTCGATGTCGCCAAAAAGGAATACGACAAGGCAAAACCGAGTACGGACAGTGATGCAGAGAAGGAGTCAAAGGCAGCCGAGAAAGCCAGGCGTGAAGCCGAAAAACGTGCCGAGATCAAACGTAAACTCGGGCAGGAACTCATAGCGGTTGAGCAGGAGAATGATGAGGCAGAGACCGAACTTATGGAGGAAGGTATCGTCAAACGTCTCAAGCTCATCGATGATGAATATCAGAAAAGGAAAAAAGCCATCGCCAAACAAAAAAGTGATTGGCAGGTGGAAAATGAAAAAGCCGGACTTGGTCGAGATTTGACTGCCGAGCAGTCGGTGGCTCTCGATGATGCCACCACGCTTAACGAGCGTAAGCGCAAAAAAGATACTGAGCGTCTGTATAAGGAATTGACAGACGAATACCAGTCATATACCGACAAGCGCCTTGAGATAGAGCGCAAGCATAATGATGATATTGCCGCACTTGAAAAGGCGCGCCGTCAGGCTGTACAGGATGGTGACTCCACAGCAGTTGCCAGGATTGATCGCTCCATAGCCGAGGCTGTTAAAAGCAAGGGCAGGGCATTGATGTCGCATGATCTTGAGGTGCTGCGCCAGTCACCGGAGTATGTCCGGGCTTTCGAGGATCTGGGTGACACTTCAAGTGAGACACTGCAGAGCCTCCTTAATCAGCTTGAGCGTCTGAAAGGGACTGCGGCAAGCGTGCTGAATCCGCAGGATCTTCGTGAATATACCACGACCATTCAGGAAATAATGGCCGAACTTGACAGCAGGGATCCATTCGGTGCTCTGACACGCAGAGCCGAGGAATTAGGCGAGGCACAGCGTGAACTTGCTGCGGCCAAGAAACAGCTCGACATAGTAACCAATGGCGGTAAGATTTTCACCGGTCTCAAGTCCGAGGGAGTTGATGCTAACGGCAAGCCGGTAATCGTTGCCACCTACCTATCCATGAGCGAGGCTTTGGCAAAATATACCGAGGCGAAGGATAAACACACCAAGGCAAGCAACCGCTATGTCAAGGCAGAGCAGGAGGCGCGTGAGAATGTCTCGCGGCTCTCCGATGCCATCAAGGATCTTGGCAACGCCATTGGCGGGGAGGCCGGTGAGGTTATCGGGCTTATCATGGATGTCGGATTGTTTATTGCCGACACCATTGACGGTATCGCGACTGTCCAGAAGGTCGGGGTAGAAGCTGTGTCAGCGGTGGAGAAAGCGTCAATAATTCTGACGATCATCTCCACAGCGGTACAGTTGCTCCAAAAAATCAGTGAGCTCGGCAGCAATAAAGCCTTCAAAGAATATGAGGCATACGCTGAAAAGATTAACGAGATCAACGCCCTCACAGACTCGGTGAACCAATATCGCCTCGCCGTGATGGAGGCCCGTCATGAAGAGGACACATGGTTTGCCGAGGACAGTCTGAAAAATCTCCGGCAGTGGCGAGAGTACCATGACGAGGTTTACCGCGCCTATGTGGAAAAGGCAGCCGAGGCACAAGCAATATACCAGAACCAGAGGGGCGGAGGTTGGCTTACCGGTGCCTTAAACTGGATTATGGGCAATCTTTCCATATTGTCATGGTGGGGCGAATGGCGCGACCTATGGGGTCAGGGCGACTATAAGGAGGGCACGACTGCGGCAATCAACAACCTGCGCATTGAGACTCGAAAAAAGAGCAGTGGCTTCCTTGGTACAGGCATTGGCTGTCACTCACAAAAGACTGAGGATCTTGTATCATGGGCGAGAAACAATGGACTCGGCGAACTGTTCGACGAACGTGGTCTAATTGATAAGGAACTCGCACAGTCTATAATCGACAACTACGGAAATAAACTTGTCGGCCAGACACGCGAGACCCTCGAGGCGTTGATTGAACTTCGTGAGAAATATGATGAATATATAGAGCGTCTCCATGAGTATGTCAGCTCCATGTACGAGCCTCTTGTCGATAATTTTGTCGACAGCCTTTGGGATTGGCTCGACAATGGCAAGGACGCATTGGACTCATTCAAGGAGTATGCATCAGATACTTTCCGGGATATTGTATCTGATATGCTCCGTACAATAGTCCTTGATAAGGTCGTTGGCACATTCAGCGATGACATCTCCGCTCTCTATGAAAAGTATGCTGAGGGCAAGATCAACGAGAACGAACTGATGGAGCAGGTCGCCAAATTCACCGAAGATCTGATAAACCGTTATGGAAGCAATCTCCCCACCCTGGAGGGGATACTCGCTCAAGTGACCGGTATGTTCGACAAAGCCGGTATAGATTTGCGTCAGCCCGAGGACGGCGGCACCACCCAGTCGGGACGTGCCGGGGCATACACTGCGCTGAGTCAGGACCAGGGCACTAAGCTCGAAGGACTGTTCGTGAGCGTGCAGGGTCATGTATCGAATATCGACAGTACATTTGAGAATGTGGCCGAGCGGATGAACGCAGCCGAGGGGCATCTTGCAAAAATCTCAGAAAACACAGCCTCGAGTGCCGGGGCATTAGCAAAGCTCCAGGCTATGGTGGAAAGGATAATCCGCGATGGCATAAAAACGCGATGATATGAAAGACCTTGAAGGAAAAGTTATAATCAACGGCACCGACATCTGGAAAGAGTACGGTGTATTTCTGACCGAGGAAAAGAAAGGCGGTCGGGAAAACCTTACGGCCATAATGGCACCGGCTAAGGCCAAGACACATGTCGGGGTCAACATCCGGGAACATGATGGGGTGAAATATTCCGCTGACCTTAATCCCAAAAGTGAGGAGCGTGATGTCACCTTACACTTCGCACTGTTCGCCCCTACCAAGGAACAGTGGCTGTCACGCTACCGCTCATTCATAGCCTTTCTCAAGCAGGGTGAAAAGGGTTGGCTGCGTGTCCGGTTTCCGGAACTCGACCTGACTATGATCATGTTTTATGTCGAAAGCAGCAGTTACAAACCCTTGACCTACCTTTGGGAAGAGGGAGTACAGGCAAGCCGTTTCAAGGTGAAATTCCGTGAGCCTGAGCCATCGTTCTAACAACATTATAACGCCGTTCAAATATGCTTATAACGATATATGACAGGGTAGGGAACTTCAAAGCGGAGGTTTCACCTTCCGACAGTTCCACGCAGGTAAAGGAGATCCAGGGCGACAACGTCCTGACACTCTCTTTCACCCATCACGATCATATTGCCCTCGATGTTGATGATTACTGCGACTTTGAGGGGGAGCGCTATTGGCTGACAGAGGCATATCGGCCGGAGCAGAAATCAACGCTTGAGTGGGTTTACGACATCAAACTCTACGGCATTGAGAGCCTGCTCAAGAATCTGCTTGTGCTGAAGCGTGTCGATGGCGAGAACGACCCCATATTCACACTGACCGCGCCACCGCGAGAACATGTGGTCATGATAGTAAACTGCATGAACGATGGCGCGGGGCACATCACAGACTGGAAGGTAGGTCAGGTTGACGGCACGGAGAACATTGTAATAGATTACCATGGTAAATATTGCGACGAGGCACTCCGCGAAATTGCCGAGAAAGTCGGTGCTGAATGGTGGGTCGAGGGGCAAACTGTCAATGTGTGCCGGTGTCAGCACGGAGAGCAAATCATACTCGGCTATGACAAAGGGCTCACCGGTATAACACCAGATAAAGCCGATAATGTAAAATTCTACACCCGCCTGTTCCCGGTGGGCAGTTCCCGCAACATAGACCCCGAAAAATACGGTTATACCAGGTTGCAGCTTCCGGGCGGCGAGAAGTATATCGAGGTCAACGCTGACAAATATGGTCGAGTGGATCATTATGAGGATACCGCTTTCTCAGATATATATCCCCGTCGTACCGGCGAGGTCAGCAGTGTGCGTAGCGAGGTCAAGACCGGTGAGGATGGCAAGCCGTTCACGATATACTATTTCCGCGACAATAATCTGCCATTTGATCCGAATGATTACGAGATTGGCGGCCTTGTCAAGAGAGTGTCGTTTCAAGAAGGGAGCGAGCTTGGTGGCCTTGGTGACGAGGATAACGGTACATATTACTTCGAGGTTAATTTCAATAGTGACACCAAGGAATTTGAGATCATCACCATCTGGCCTTATGAGGACGATACTCAACTGCCGGGAGGTAGCCTTGTGCCAAAAGCCGGGGATAAGTATATCCTTTGGAATATACGGATGCCGGACGAATATTATGCGCTGGCGGAGGAGGAATTGCTGACAGCGGTCAACAAATATAACGAGGAGCATGCAATCGACGTGACCGTGTTCAAATGTCCTACAGACCATGTATGGATTGAGGATAACGACGCGGATCTTTTTGTCGGCCGTCGTGTACGCCTCGAGAGCGAACAGTACTTCCCGGAAACAGGCTACCGAGACAGCCGAATTACCAAGATAACGCGCAAGGTTAATCTGCCGTCATCAATGGACATTGAGATTGGAGATGCACTCAGTCGTACCTCCATGCAGAAGATGTCCGATAATATAAGCGATGCCAGGAGCTATGCTAAATCAGTAGGGGAGTCGGTCGCATTGCCGGATGTCATCCGCACATGGGACAGGACGCTGCCAACTGACAACAACTTATTCTCGGCTCGTCGCAGTCAACGCGAATTCATAAGCAAGAACAGTCCGGATCGGGCAAAGAAGAAGATAATTTTTGACGAGGGTATCGATGCCGGTGATTTCATTGCCGGAGCCCAGGGAGGTACTATCGATGGCAAAGGCAATGCAGAACTTCTGTCCATTGTTGTGCGCCTGTTGTTGAGTAGCCCTAAATTTGTCGATGGGCTGAATGGAGAAGGTTGGCGCATCTGGCTCGAGAACGAACTGTCACACCTCACTGTTGACAAACTGACAGTACGCCAGGTAATGACCGTCTTTGAACTGTTGATTGAAAAGATCCGCAGCGTCGGGGGGCAGATATGCGTATCTGCAGCCAATGGCAAAATCAAGGCAGTACAGACTATCAACGGCCATTATATGATAACCTTCGAACAAGATAATACGTTCGAGGTGGGTGACCTCATGCGTTGCCAGACATTCACCAACGGCCATCTGAAGAGTTATTGGGTGGAGATAACAGGCGTGTCCGGCAATTCGGTTGTCATTCCTACAACAGAGTTTGACGGGTCGTTACCTGAAGCCGGCGACGAATGTGTATTGATGGGCAGCACCGCAAACCCGAAACGCCGTAATCTCATACTTATATCGGCTACCGAAGATGGCCAGCCCCGTATCGATGTCATGGACGGTGTGTCTGCAAAGAATTTCACCGGCTGTCTTCGTGCCAGACTCGGCAATCTTGACGGTATTACCGATGACTGGTTCCCGGTAGGTAACCAACCTCACGGAGATGGTCTGTACAGCGACAACGCCTATCTGCGCGGTACGTTCCTTCTTGTGACAGGCGAGGATATAAAGACCAAGTTCGAGATTGTCGAAGGCAAGATTGAAAGCATGATTGAGGCAGTACGCGATGATTTTGTTGCAGACAAAGGTTACTTGAGCAACCCGGCTTTCGTCTCCGGCATGGAAAAGTGGGATACCTCCAACGAGGCAGTCTTCTTCCTTGTCGGCAACAAATGGATATGGGCGAACAATCATATTCTATCTAAAAAAGGAAACAGTGCAAGTATAGCCAAAGATGACGGTCGCACAGTAGTCCGTATCATCAACAAGTATATTTTGCAGAAAAACGCAAATCTCCGCAGTAAGCCGACATTCGAGACCAACAGCGATGGCAAGAAGGAAGCTGTCCCGGTTTATCTGAGCTTCTTCTATCGATGTGTAAAGCCGGGCAAGCTCACCATAGGATTTGAGGGTGTGAATAAGACCGGCTTTGAGAATTTCAACTCATTCGAAGTCGAGGAGGATATAGCGGCCACCACTGGCTATGTTCAGTTCAACTGCGACGGACTGTGGAACGGCACAGGTGATTTCAAGCTGTCATTCACCGGAGAAATCTACCTGTATATGCTCGTCATGTCCACCGATAAGGTCGAGGCTCTGACATACAAGTACCGCACATTCTTCGAGCAGTCCGAAAAGCTGATTAAAATTTCAGCTCAGAATTTCGACAAGGACGGGAAGGTATTGGCAGAGTCCGGTATAGTCACAACATCGCTGATGACCGGGCTGTATGCCATAGATAGCGAAGGACGGTTAAAGGCATTTGTTGGAACCGGGCAGGAAGGAGTCAAAATCAAGGCCGACAATATACAGTTTGAAGGATTGGTGACTGCAAACAATAACTTTAGAATATTGGAAGATGGCAGTATTGAAGCTCGAAGTGGAACATTCGCCGGATATATCAGAACGATATTCAAAGATATAAAAGATAGTGATGCGATGGAATATGGAAATGCAAAGTATAATATGTATGCCGGAGTCCGACTCAAAATCCAAAATGACTTAAATCTTCGTGTGAGTAATTACTCGGAATTGGTATTACCTGTCAGCGAAGAGTATATTGGAGCGCGTGTCGTGATATGTGAAAATATGCGAGCCTATTCAAGGAACTTCGAATTCGCAACTATTTATACAGAAGATGAAAGTTCTATCGGAGGTTTAAGGCCAGATGATGCAGAAACTACAGACCGATTTGCGGAATCCAAAATCATACGATTTGTGAATGGGGTTGTCGAGCTAATAGGCACACCCTATGGTATTGAAACTGATACGCAAAAGTGTAAATGGATGTTGTTGAGTTATGCTGCAAGTTCAATTTATGGAGATTCCAAATGATTAAATATATTGATATGATGAAACTCAATTTTCAGCAATTCAGAATCCCCACGGGTATCACTAAGTCAACCTTCAAGACAGGGGACGCACGAGAGAGTGTGGCAAATATGCTTTACCTCAATGTGAACGGCATCCGCGCCCATGCGCTCGCCCTTAAAATCTATCACAGCGAGGGTGAGACGGAATTCTCTGCCGAGGAAGTGCAGACCTTGAGAGAAGTCGCCAATGCCTATGCGACCCCGGCCTTTATCGACGGTCTTAACTCTCAGTTGGAAGGAGGTGCGGAATGAAAGTAATCCACAACCGCATTATTCCATTCCGAGGTTTCAAGTGCATCAACCTGTTCGGACTTCTGTTCGTCCGGGAAGGCTGTGTAATGACGCAGACCGATTTCAATCACGAGGCAATTCATACCGCCCAAATGAAAGAGCTGCTGTATGTGCCCTTCTACCTGCTCTATCTCTTGGAGTGGTTATGGAGGCTCATTCATTGCCGGAACGGACGAAAGGCCTACCATGACATCTCACATGAGCGCGAAGCATACGACAATCAAGCGACCCCGGACTATCTCTCCAATCGTAAACCGTACAATCAATTCAAAAAGATATGGCACTGACACAAGCAGACAAAAACGAAATCATCAATGCGCTCAAGGCAGAATCGCAGGGAGTGGATGAACTCCCCGTGGTCAGCAGTCTCGACGGCATAGTATCATTACCGGCTATCCGAGGCACTGAAGTTGTCAGTGCCCCTGTATCGCTGCTGCGCAAACCGGCAGAGGATGCGGCCAAGACAGCCACCTCAGCAGCCTCAGCCGCAAATACAGCGGCCACTCAAGCCAACACTGCACGAGACTCAGCAGTAGAAGCTGCAAATGCGGCGAATACCGCCGCCGGAGAAGCTGACAAAGCAGCAGACAAGGCTTATGATGCCGTAACTCAAGCACAGGGGGTAATCTCAAATTATGAATCAACCGCCATCGCGGCACGGGAGGGGGCGACAGCCCGGTTCTCCCGGTTTATAACGAGCATTGTCACTACCGAAAATATGAGTTCCGCAGCTCCGGGCGGAGAGGTTGTGTTTCTCGTCAGTAAGAAACTATTCGCGTATGTTGTTGGAGGCAAGTATTATCTTTCCTGGATGAATAGCAGCTATCCCATGCAGATGTACAATGAAGGCATCTCGCAAGTAAAGAAAAACAAACTGTTCCTTTGTGGCGAGACACTTTACGTGTGGAGCGACGAGAAAGAAACACTCGTCGAGGCAAGCGGCAAAGGGAACGGTAGCGGATTCTATAATCTTACCGAGCAACAGCCACTCAAAACCGGCTACTATACAAAGGCAACCGCAGTGGCAGCACTTGCCGACGCAGACATCGATGACGAGCAGAAACGGGGCATGATTATGACCTTTGAGTCGGCTCCCGGCAAATGGGAAGATTACCGCTTCATCGGGACTACGCTCGCCACATTCACTTCACCCGGTGCATGGGAGGAATATGGTTCCAAGAACACAGTCAAGCAGATAACGGTCAACGGTGAGAAAAAGACCCCGGATTCAGAAGGAAACGTGTCTATAACCATCGACAAGGTGACTGTTGACAGCAGCCTTGACCCATCAAGCGACAATCCTATCCAAAACGGAGTTGTCGCAACCAAGGTTGCGGAACTTGAAGCCGGGACTCTCTTTGGTGTCGATACTGAAGAGAACGATGACGGCTCGACGACTGTCAAACTCAACAGCAAGACATCCACCATCGCAGAGTTCACCGTCAAGGGAGGGAGCGGCGGTGTCGGAGACGACGCGTCCACAACCAAGATAGTCCTGTCCGCCTCTCTTGATAAAAAGACCATCAAGGAAGGCGACTCGGCATTGCTGACATGGTTCTACGACCATCAATATTCCGGCGGCGATGACAAAGGGCAGAGCACCGGTCAGAAGGCGACTGTCAGAATCGAGGTGCGCCGAGGAACCGTTGTAACCTATTCCGAGACCAAACAGGATGTCAATGCCAACACCTACACCATTGACCTCACCAAGTATCTGCTGCTCGGCTCAAGCGACATCTATGTCATAGCCACCACCACCGACCCCAACACCGGTAGGGAGCAGAAGAAGCAGGCCTATGTATCAATCAAAGTTGTGACACTGTCGCTCACAAGCAGCTACAACCTTGCCTCCGGCATTGCGCAGGGAGGTTTCGGCGTGCATGACACAGTTGAAATTCCCTATGCGGTCACAGGCTCCGGCACGAAGTCCGTAACCTTGTATGTCGATGGCGTACAGCGCAATCTCCACACCATCACTCGAAGTGGCACGACAAACAGCAACTTCAACCTTGATATGGCCGGACTCGCCGTCGGTCGTCATACCGTTCAGATGGTGGCAGAGATGGAGCAGGACGGACTTACCCTCAAGAGCGAGAGCATATATTTCGACATTCTGAAAAGCGGCAGCAGCGCACCCTTCCTCGGCACAAAGATTGTGCATCCGGACGGACGCATACTCACCGGCACCGGGCATACCACACCGACAATCGAGGTCGGACAATATGAAAAGTGCGAGTTTGAATTCGTGGCCTATGACCCCACCGTCATTCCGGCTACCGTAGAACTGTGGCAGAACGGCAGACTCGCCCGGACTGTCAGCGCACCTCGAACCACTCAGTCATACAGCAATCGCTTCACCGAAAAAGGCAAGCAGAGCATACAGCTCAAGCTCGGCTCAACGACATACACCATCAACCTCGATGTAGCCGAGAGCGGCATTGACATCAGCGAGGCCACCTACGGCCTACAGCTCAAACTCGATGCCACCGGGCGCAGCAATGAAGAAAGCAACCCGGCCACATGGGAATCGAATGGCGTTACAACATCGTTCGAAGGAGTGGACTGGGCAAGCAGCGGCTGGGTCAACGGCGCACTACGACTTGCAAACGGAGCCAAGGCCACAATCCACACCAAGCCATTTGCCACCGATGTCAAGTCGAGCGGTCTCACGGTCGAGCTGACAATGCGCGTGAGCAATGTCATGGACAGAGATGCCGCCGTGGTCAGCTGTCTTGACAACGGCAAAGGTCTTCTCATCACCACACAGGAGGCAAGTTTCAGAACTGGCCAGAGCGTGACCTACGAGAACGAGGACGGTCAGACCGTTCAGCGAGAAATCAAGCTCGCCACCAACTATGCCGCCGGAGGGTGGATGAAGGTCGCCCTCATGGTGGGAACCGCAAGCGAAGACCGACTCATGCAGCTCTTTGTCAACGGTAACCGCAACGGAGCCGACATATACGATGCCTCGTTCAATTTCCGTCAGGACACCCCACAGGAAATCACTATCGACAGCTCCGAGGCAGATGTCGAGATAAAGAGCATACGTGTCTATAACCGTGCAATCAGCGATGACGAGGAGCTTGAGAACCGTATGGTGGACAGCGAGACCACCGATGAGATGATGGAGATATTCTCCGAGAACGATATCATCGGCGACACTGGGGATGTCGATATGGATAAACTCCGTGCGATGGGTAAGGGAGTCCTCCGCATCGTGCGTCAGAATATGCTCGACGATGTCTATGAGACCAACAACAAGAAGACCGACTTTCTCGCCGATGTGTATTTCTACTCTCCGCTCGGAAGCGACTTCGATTTCATTCTTACCAACTGTTACATCCGCATACAGGGTACCTCATCGACAAAGTATCCGAGCAAGAACATCCGCATCTACTTCACCAAGGGCAGCGAGATGCTCTCGATGACCGGCAAGAACGTATTGCCCGGCAACAAATATGTCATGCGCCCCGGAGCGGTTCCCGTGCCTATCGTATGCTGCAAGTCCGACTACTCCGACTCCTCCATGTCGCTCAACACCGGCGGCGCAAAGCTGTTCAACGACGTGATGAAGGAACTCGGTCTGCTCACACCGCCGCAGCGGCATCAGTACGAGCAGGGCGGCAACAGCCTCGGAGCGATAAATGTTCGTACCGCTATCGACGGCATGCCGATCGACATCTTCTGCGCCGAGACAGCGGACGGCGAGAATGTCTATTACGGGCAGTACAACTTCAACAATGAGAAATCCAAGAGCGGCCCGGTATTCGGTATGGAGGGTGTTGAAGGCTACACCGCTGAGTGTCCAATCGCGCTTGAGATGCTCAACAATACATCACCCGTCTGCCTGTTCCAATCGACAAGCGATGCACATCTCGCCGAGAATTTCGATGCCGGAGCCGAGGTCAATTACGGTGTGGATTCTTCCGGGAAAGCCCAAAGCGACGGAGATGTCAAATGGGCAGGACTTGCCACGTCACAGCAGACCGCGCTCAAGCGTCTCTACTCTTGGATACGCTCCTGTGTGCCCTCCGGCGCAAACGCCAACAACCTTTCCACGTTCAAGAGCGAGAAGTTCAAAAACGAAATCGAACAGTATTTCGACAAAGACTTCATTCTGACCTATTACATCTTTACCGACTACTTCCTCAGTGTCGATCAGAGAGCAAAGAACATGATGCTCCGCACGTGGGACGGCCTCAAGTGGTACATCACTTACTATGACGGCGACACACAGCTCGGCAAGCGCAATGACTGCTTCCTCGTGTATCTCTATACCACTGACCGCGACACATGGGACGCTGAGGCGAGCAAATACGCTTTCGAGGGACACGACTCGTGGCTGTGGAACCTTGTGCTCGCCAACCTTGAAGATGACCTCAAGAGATGTGCGGCTAACTTCCGCGCTGTCATGACAAACGAGCGCGTCCTCACTATGCTGAATGAAGAGCAGAGCGGCAACTGGTGTGACAGGGCATTCAATAAGTCCGGCTACCTGAAATATATCGCCCCGGCTACCCGGGAGATGTACGGCAAGGTGTGGCCGTTCATCTACGCCCTGCAGGGTAGCAACCGTAGCCACCGAACCTTCCTTGTCATAAACCGCTGTGCGCTGCTCGATGCCCGTTACGGCACAAGCAACTTTACCTCTGACAACATCGACCTCTACATGGCACGTGCGGAGTCCGATGCTGCCGACCGTCTGCGCATCACCGCCAATGAGCCCTACGCCTTCGGCTACGGCACCAACAACACGCCCAATATCGCCAACACCGGCATTGTGGCGGCCGATAGTGTTGCAGAGCTTGATATAACCGGGGCATTTACAGTCAATGACCCCTTGCGAGTATATGGCGCCAGCCGTATCAAGGCACTTGACATGACCGGGTCTGCGAACCATCTCAAGAACGCTCTGGACCTTGGTAAATGTACGGCACTCCGTGAACTGAACCTTCAAGCAGCACAAGGAAGCGGATCTACCGGTTGGTGGCTGTCGATAGGCAGTTGTCGCCAGTTGCGCAAGCTCAACCTCCGTTACCAGTCGCAAGCCAAGACCGGCAGCAACACAAGCACCGCCCTTGACCTGAGCAACCAGACCAAACTTGAAGATCTCGATGCGAGAGGCACGAAGGTACAGAGTATCACATTCGCCAAAGGCGCCCCGGTATCTTACGCAAGAATGCCGGCCACTATCACCACACTCCGTCTTGAGTATCTGCCAAAGCTCACTAATGCCGGACTCACCCTTGAGAGCTACGGCAATGTCCGCACTCTCATATTCGACAGTTGCCCCAACTTAAACTGGGAATCCTTGCTGTCAAGATGTGCCAACATCGACCGTCTCCGTATCACCGGCATCGACCGGGAGGACGATGGCACATGGCTCAACAAATTCATGGCGATGGGCGGCGTTGATGCCGACGGGAACTCTACTGATACCTGTGCTCTCGTGGGTACGGTGCGCTTGACACGTTACATCGACGAGGAACAATATCAGCGCATGTGTGCACACTTCCCCGAGCTGAATATCCGTCAGCCCGAGTACACCACCATCAAGCGCAACATCAATGTGGCCGATGACCGCAGCATAACCAACCTTGACAATGGTACCGGCTATGAGTCCGGCACCGACTATATGCCGAGCGGACACATCACGGCGATACTCGCCAAGCGCCACCGCTGTCTTGCCAAGGTCACCCGCAAACCAACGACCAGAAAAGTCACCATCGCCAATGTCGAGACCACCATGAATAACCTCGACGGTGAGATGACCTACTTCCCTCTGCATGATGAAAACTCCAACTATTATGCAGACGCGGACGACATCGCCAACTGCACCCCTGCAAAACTCGACGGCAGCGAGGGCGACCTGATGATGTATGAGCCCGGATTCTGGTGCAAGGGTGTCAACGACTACCTCGGGGAAGCCTTCTACAGCTGCTACAGCAGCAACGATGCCGACCATCGACCTGCAACCCCGGAAGCCACCGTGCTGACACTTGATGACCTCAAGGCAGGCGGTAAGGTCATCGCCGGTCGAAAGATTGTGCCCAAGGATACGTTGGCCGCCTCATACACCACCGACAGCACTTACTCAGTATGTACGGTGGAGGTTGCCGGGCATAAGCGTGTGCGCTATCCGTCAGTACCGGGTTCAAGCCTCGTCGGTGCTGTATTCTGTGACAGTGCCGGCAACGTGGTCGAGAGCGTCATCGTACCGACCCTTTCCTGTAAGTTCGAGGCAGGAATGTACATCATTAACGACATCCCCGAAGATGCTGTCACGCTGCATTTCTCCATACTCAATACCGCAGAGTTTGACAAGGTGGTACTGTCGGATAGTGACAAGATAGAGGATATGGAGCCCGAGTGGTATTTTGATGCCGATCATCTCTGTGCCGTGGTCGGCACATCGACCGTCGGCAACAAGTTCCGCTCTGCCATAACGGGTGGCACCACTGTCGCAAGCATGAGCTGGACCGACTTCCACTATTACAGTGCCCAGCGAGGCATGCAGCAGATAGACGCACTCATGCACAACCGCATCGCCAACCTGTGTTATGCCAAATACGGCCGGCTCGATATGCAGAGCCAGTGCGGAGGCGGCCAACACACAAACAATCGTACCACCGGGGGCACGATGAAATGGGGTATGCGCGACACCATCGGCTATGATGAAGCCGTTTTAATAAAGTCCAACATCACCAATTCAGTCATCGAGAATGTGGTTCACCAGTATGCATGGGAGGTGAGCACTGACAGCATCGGAACTGTCACTGTAGAGCAGCTCAATAACATCAACTGCCTCGGCTACGAGGACATCTACGGCCACAAGTACGACATGATGGATGGAGTGGATCTCCCCAATGACAGCGGTAACGCCGGTAAATGGCGTATATGGATGCCAGATGGTAGTATCCGTATGGTGAAGGGTCATACCTCAAGCGGCAACTGGATAACAGGCGTGGCACATGGGCTGTATATGGACATGGTGCCTGTCGGTACTCTCAACGGCAGTTCCAGCACATACTTCACAGATACTTACTGGATAAGCACAGCATCAGGCCGTGTGGTCTATCGCGGCAGCAGCCACGCGTATGCGAATGGCGGCGTGTCGTGCGCGAGTGCGAATAACGATGCTTCGCATACGCTCGCGTATGTCGGGTCGCGCCTGGCCTTCCGCGGCAAAATCCTCAAAGCGCTCAGCGTTGCCGCGTTCAAAGCGTTGGCCGAGGCCGCGTAAGCGGAAAGCGAGAAAGCGGTCGCGCGGCGACCCAAAGCGCAAAGCGACAACACAAAGAGAACGGCCTTCGGACGATGTTCGAAGGCCGTTCAAATATAGTTGGAATGATGGAGTGGGGGAGCGCCGGGCGTCAGCCCTGACCCCGGCGAAGCCGGGTCGATTTTGGAGCGAAAATAGGGTAGGGCGGCCGATTAAAAAAGCGTACCCGGAGGTACGCTTCGTTTTGCGGTGAGTCACGTTTCGTTTTAATTTTGGGCCGCTTCGATTTATTCCCGTCCTCCGTTTCGTTTTGCGGATTATA